TCGCCGCCGCCCAGACCGAGCTGAAGACCTCAAGCCCGTTGTCCGCCACCGCGCGCAGGTCGTCGAGCCACGCGTCGAAGTCCGCCGGCTTGTTCATGTCCGGTTCGAGGACGGGGTCGTCGGTGACCGGCGCGGCGTCGATCACCTTGCCTTCGAGTTCTTCGACGGTGTGCTCACCGCCGATCTCGTCGGGGAACGCTTCGCGGAGGCCGGCGGCTTCGCAGCACTTGGTCAACATTTGCGTTGGCGCCCGCGACCAGCGCGCATTGGGCTTCCCGTCTTTCGTCGTCGTCACCACTTCGCGGAAGTAGGTGCGGATCGGAAACGGGATCGTCTGGTCGTCGTGTTTTCGGTAAAAGGTGATCGCGCACCACTCCGGCGCCTGGACGCCGCGCACGTCGATCGTCGGGCCGTAGTCCGGATCCGAATGCCCGAGATACTTGCCGGTGCGGTGCGCGGTCGAGCGCAGCTCGTAGATCCCCGGCATGACCACGTCGCGCCACTCGGTGCGATTGGTGCCGGCGATCTTGACTTCCATCGGCACGATATGCACCGGCCGCTTGAGCGGATCGAGCCGGCGCGCCACGCAGTAATCCCAGACGGCCAGGACGGATTCGCTCATGGCGCCGGGGTACAGGCTGCCCTTCAGCGTGCGCCACTGCGCCTCGCTGATGCCGCGGCGGGCAACGGGCTCGGGGAGTTTCTTGTCGGTGGGTTCGAGCGCGTTTGAGGTCACTGCGCCTCCTGATGGTTAGAAAACTGACTGAACAGCCGCGTCCTCTGCGGTCCGAACGCGCCACACGACCGCCCATCGCCCCGATCGGGTGCGCTGCTTGTACCCGCTGTCGATGATGCGATCGCGCAATACCAAGCCCCGGATCCGAGCGCTCGTCGTTTGATGCGAAAGCCCCGTGGCGACCTCAAGGGCATCGCAGGTCTGCGGCGCACGGGCAATTTCATCAAAGACACGAGCCTCGAGTCGGCTAAGATCTTCATCAGTGATCGACTCGGCCGCCGCCGCGCTCGTCGGCGAACCGACCTCGAAGGGGACATCGCCCATCTCGCCGTAGAGAGCATCATCGACGTCATTGATCGCGGCCTCGCGCGCCCCCTGTTGACCGCAGCAGTACAAGGCGTGCAAGAGGTCATCGACACCAATCATTTCGCCGCAGTAGCGACACTTCATCGCCCCGGCTCCGTCGAGAGATAGACCGCCTCGATCACCCGCGTCCGGTCGTCGGCCCACTGCCACACAACCTCGATGCGCGCGTCGGTGCCTTCGATCTGCGCGGCGGCGTCGTAGATGCCGCGGTTGCCGGTCAGGAACCGGAGCTTGGTCTGCGCGTCCTGGTCGCTGGCGAGTTCCAGCTCGAAGCGCCCGTCCTTCCGGAACCAGGTCTGCACGACGACCATCGCCTGGGTGCGCGGCATCTTCACGCCCCCTTGCGCGCCCGCGTCCAGTCGAGCGCCGAGCCGTGCCCGTGCAGCCAGGCGTCCAGCTCGCGCACGTCGAACAAGAGCTTGCCCCCGCGCCGGCAATACGGCAGGCGGTGCTCGGTGATCAGCCGCTGCAGCGCCGAGCGCGACCCGAGCTTGAGATAGGCGATCGCCTCGCGCGCGGTGAGGTACGGGCTGACGACGGGCGCGGCGGTCTTCATGCTGCGTCCCTCGGTTCATCGACCGGAAAGAGATCCGTCGGGTCGACGTTCAGCACACGCGCGATCCGAACGATGGCTTCATAGCTTGGACGCCTCGCTCGGCGCCCAGTCTCCAGCCGCGAGATCAGCGCCGGATCCACGCCGGCCTTCCTGGCAAGTTCTTTCTGTGAGAGTTGCGCGATGCGTCTGGCGAGTTTGAGGTCAATGGGTCTGCTGCTCATAGTGATTGCTCGTTTCGGCTAGCCACAACCCTGAAAGTCCGAGCATTTCGGCGTATTCACAGTGGCCAGTGGTTAACCAATGGCGCATTATGGCTAGACGGTTGCACTCTGTCAACTGTGATGGCATACTCACTACGCATTTCGGTTATATCAGTGCTCACTGCCACGCTCGCCTCACCGCTCCGGTTGCAGAATGTAGTAATGAACGCGAAGCAACTGACGGAGTTTGGACTCCGGTTGCGACGTCGCCGAGACGCGTTGGGATTGACTCGGTCAGCTCTCTGCGCCGCTGCGAAAATTACCCGCACGACGTTGCGACATCTCGAGCACGGGCGCCAGCATCCGACGCCGTCGACGTTGGCGCGGCTGACCGCGGCACTCCACACGACCGAGGACGCGCTCGCGGGTAAGAAGCCGATCGAACCCGATGATCCACGGCTGCACCATCTGACCGACGAGGATCTTGAGGTCGCGCAGGCCTTCCATCATGCGCCCACTCGCGTTAAGCAGCGCGCCCTGGGCGTCTTGCAGGAAAGCGGTGTGACCCGTCACACGATGCTGCCCTCGGTGGCCACCTGGGCGCAGCGGTTGATTAATTTGGATCCGGCCTTGCGACAGGCGATCGTGACCTTGATCGACGAATGGGATGCGGTGATGGAGGAGCACCGACAACCCGCCGAGCCCTTACCCGTCGACGCCAAGGATCTGGCGCCGCGAAAAACGAAGAAGGTGTAAGACATGGCGCACATTGTTCCCTTTGTTCCGTGTGATGCCACTCCGCAGTCGGTGGCGGCGTCCCCCTCGAAAGAAGCACAAGTCATCTGTGAGAAGGTGCGCGCACTGGATCGAGTACGGCCGCGCATGTTGACCCCGCTCGGGCTCATGCTGGATCGGCTGCTCTCCGTCGCATCTGCTCTGCCTCGTTCGCGGTGGCATCGCCAATCCGCGGATCGCCGGGCGCGCTGAAAGCATGTTCACAGCATGTTCACAGGAGGAAGTGTGACGAATCTCGCGCGTGCAATGAAATCGACCGCGGTGGCACGGCCGCTGAAAGTCTTGATCCCCTTGATTCAGGCTGACCTCGAGCGTGGCGATCGCGCCGGCATGGAGTACTACGCCAATGCGGGCGACAAGTTGATCGAAGCGAAAGGGCAGGTCGCGCACGGCTATTGGGGAACGTGGCTCTCGAAAAACTTTACATTGAAGGACGGGACCGCACGGCGATACATGCGATGGGCACGGCTCCGTGCCGAGCAAGGTCAAAACGTCACCGGTGGTGACGTTTTACCTCGTAGTCTGCGCGAGATGGACGGCAACACTACTCGGGACCAGAACCACCGTCATGCCGAACGCGCATATAAGACCGTCCTCCGCGATCTCGAAACAGACCTCTACACGCAGGAAAAACAAACGCGCGATGACGAAATCCAGCTCCATCGTGACATTGCATTGGAACTGATCGACGTCGGGTTCAAGGCCTTGGCGACGCGCCTTCATCCCGACCGTGGTGGCTCGAAAGAGGCGATGGCTCGTCTCAACCGGGTGCGCATTGAACTGAAAGGCGTCGCCGAAACGAGGAGATTTGTATGAGCAAATCGGCCCTGGTGAAGATCGGTCTGCCCTCTGAACAGGCGGAGAGCATGAAGCGGATGCGCCGCATTCGCCAAATCATGGAACAGCATGATGCCGCGGTCGCGCGGCTGGATGCGGCAACAAACGAACGGATTAAAGAGATCGTAAACGCCTCAGACAGTGACATGCCGGCTGACGAAGAACCAACAAGGGCCACGGCCTAAACACGGGGCGACTTTGGGGGGGCTCTCGAATGGCGAGAGCCGAATGCGAGTGGCGTGGATGGGGGGCTACTCGAGGCGCCGGACTCGGTGGAGGCAGCACGCCGAGTGCCGGCGCATTTTTTTGAATGACATTCTATGAGCGATATCGATAGCGAGCTTGCGACCAAGATCGACCTGGCCGAGTTGAAAGGCGCGGTGCAGGCAGAACTGGCCGTCCTGCGCTGGATGGTCGGCACGCTGATCGTGCTGGTCCTCCTAGTGCTCGGGCGAATCTGGATCCGCTAATGGGCCTGTTCACCCGCCCCGACTCGCCGTACTGGTGGCTGTTTCTCGAGACGACCAAGTCGAAGGAAAAGACTGAGATCAAAATCGGCGAGACGACCGCCCAGCGCAAGGACAGCAAGCGGGTCGCGACCGATCGCTATCATCAGCGCATGAACGAACTGGCGGCGCGGCTCTACCAGCTGCCGAGCGCGCGGCCGGCGATCCGGTTCGCGAAATACGCCGAGCCCTACGCGACCGACACGATCGCGCACCGGGCCGGCGCCCGGCGCGAGCGGGAGATCCTGAAGCAGCTGGTCGCGTTCTTCGGCGACGACCTCCTGACGGCGATCGACCGCGACCGCGTCAAGGCGTATCACACCGTCCGGCGCACCGACTCGCCGCCGGCCGCGGCGGTGACCATCAACCGCGAGGTCGATCTGCTGAAGGGGATGCTGCGCGACGCCGTGCCCAAGTATCTCAGCGCCTCGCCGCTGGTTGGCATGCCGCGGCTGCGCATCGTGCCGCCGCGGCGCCGGTATGTCAGCGCCGCCGAGTTCGATCGGCTGCTCGCGGTCTGCGAGGATGCCGAGGACACGGCGATCCTGGTGCTCGGGCGCGATGGCCTGGCGCGGCTCGGCGACCTGCTCGACCTGCAGCACAGCGATCGGGACGACCGCCTGCTGCATATCCGCGATCCCAAAGGCGGTCGGCCCTACGACATGGTCCTCTCCGATCGCGCGGCGAAGGCCGTCGACGCGCTCGGCACCGAGAGCCCCTACCTGTTCCCGAAGTTCCGCAAGGCGCTCGAGCCGCGCGACTGGACGGGGTCGGTGCGGCAGCGGCTCGAGTATCTCTGTCGCCAGGCGAAGATCCCCTACGGGCGCGCGAAGCACGGCGTGACGTTCCATTGGGGCACCCGGCGCAGCGGCGCGACCGATCTGCTGGTCAAGGACAAGCAGCCGCTGCCGATCGTGCAGCAGCAGGGGAACTGGAAGAAGCCGCACGTCCTGCTGGAGATTTACAGCGAGGTCAGCCGCGAGGATATGCTCGCCGCGCTCGCCGGGCAGCCGCAACGGAAGGCACGGAGGAAACGCGCATGACGATCTTCGACCTAAATGGCGACGTGTTCGAGACCGACTGTGACCTAGTCGACGTGACGTCCATGCACCGGCCGGATACGTCCTGGCGACACGTCGATACGTACGGGCATACCCATCGCTGGTTTCGCGATGGGCAGCCTGCAGACGCCTATGCGCCGCAGGGCCAGTACGAGGTTCCAACGATCCGGTGGGTCTTTGAGTCGTACGGCTTTTACGAGGATGGCACGCAGTACGAAATTGGGCACCATGAGTGCCGACAATGCGGGGATCGGCTTGAGCCCAGGTACACCGCCGACAGCGAGTGTCAGTACGTGCCAGGCCTGCGGCGGTACCGGATCAACGGCGAACCCGTGACGGCCGAGACGTTCACCGCACGCCTGAAGGCGGCCGGTCTCTAAGGCGATCCCATTCCCGCCCCGTTCCCGGTCAGCCAGGGAACCGCGAAAAACCCTAGCAAAAACACGCCCCACGGGTGCCTTCGCAACGCGGAGGTCGGGAGTTCGAGCCTCCTGCCGTCCACACCAAACAATCAATGAAAATGGGCCGAAACTGATGAATCTGGGGTGGGCAGGGTTGAGGCGGACCGTATCAGCGTTTGCCGGGTTTTGCCACGTTTTGCCGGTTTCCATTCCCGTCCTGTTCCCGGTGTGATGCGGAGGGCTGTGATGCGTCTGCTCCTGCTGCTAGGCGGTGTGCTCGCCCTGGTCGGCGTCCTGGGCCTCAGCCTGGCGCTCTACGCGTGGATCGTCCGACTCCTGCACCCGCCGCGGTAGCGGCGCGGCTGGTTATTTCAGTCGGTAGACCTTGCACCAGTTGAACAGCGCCCCGCCCAGGCCGCCGACCTGCAGGTTCCCGCCCGAGGTCTGAAACAGGTCGAATTGCAAGTACTGTGAGGCATTGAGTTGGTAGGTCTCGTTAATGCTCTGCACCGTGTAGGTCGTCGTGTTGCCGTCGGACAGGTGATCATGCCCGAGCGGCGCGCCGCTGATCAGGGCCGCGAACGACCGCGCGCCCGCCCCGTTCTGGGCCCAGGTGCAGCCTGCCTGCACGAGATAGAGCCCGCTACTGGGGATCGTGATCTTGGTCGGGTCCGTTATGACCCACATGCCCGAGGCCGGCGTGCTCAGTTCCGCATTGAACGTCATCGGCACGTGCGCGCCGGTGGCCAGGGTTTGCGCGACGGTGGAATAGACCGAGCAGTACGGGTGCGTGTCGAGGCGCGCGATCTCGGCGTCGACGGCGTCCATGAGCGCGTCAACATCGGCCTTGTCCCAGACCGACCCCGTCAGCCCGGAGCCGTCATCGTCAATAAGACTGTTGTACCAGGTCCGATCGAGCGCCATCAGCGCACCCCGCCTTCGACGCTGCGCAGCCGCCGCAGCAGGTCGGTGAACTTGTAGATCTGGCTGCTCGCCTCGACGGTCTTCAGGGGGTGCACGGTCGCGCGCCCGCCCGAGACGGCGATCTCGCTGAGCCCGATCTTGTGAATGCGAAACGTCCCATTGATCGGCGGCTCGGTGGTGTTGACCGTGATCAGCCGCCCGACCTGCAGCGAGAGATCGCGCGACGTGAAGGTGAGCGTCAATTGCGGATCCTTGCGGTCCAGCAGCGTCGCGTCCACGTGATCCTGCAGCTCGACGAGGTCGAAGCGCGCATCGCTGATCACCAGCTCGATGACGCCGTCGAGCGGATCGACGGCGACGCCGGGCGTCGCCAGCCGCTGCGCCATGAGGTCGCGGGCGGCGGTGTCGAGTTGCTCGAGGCGAATCGTCACGGTGTCGCCTTTACGAATCGCGCGGACGAGGGCGCCGGTCCCCGAGGCGGGGATCCCGATCAACCGCGGTTGCACGAGCACCTGGGCGCCGTACCGGATCACGGCGGTAATCGATCCGATCCCCGTCGCGGGGATCCCCGTCAACGCCCCCGCGGCGATCCCGGTGTAGCGCAGCACCATGCCGCCGACGCGGATCCAGCCGCCCGGCGCCACGCCCCCGACCATATCGGCCTCGAAGGGCGTCGTGCTCGAGACGAGCAGGGACGTGGACCCGGGGAGGATCTGCCCCTCGTCCTTAATTCCCGACGTGTCCGCGGTCGGCGGGGCCGCGCCGAGCGCCGCGTCGGCACTGCGATCCCCGTACTGATCGGCCGTGTTATTCGCGAGGGTCGTCAGGAGTTTCAGCGCGGATCCGTTCGCGGGGGTGCGGTAGATCTTGCGGCCCGTCACCCCGGGCGCTTTACTGATCGGCACGTCGTACAGATCAACCGCCCCGTACCCGCTCGCCGGGAACACGTACGAACTGGTCGTGTACCCGCACGCGCACTGATAGATCCACCCGTTCGCATAGAAGCTATCGCCGCTCGTAAACTGCCACTGATTCGCGATCACGCCCGCGTTATCCATCCGATACACAGAAACTGAATACGTCGGGGCGGCCGGGCCGCCAGGTTCTAATGTCGGGTAGTAGTACGCGCTCGATCCGTCGGGGGCCGTATAGTACGAGCGCGGCCCGATATACACTTCCCAGTCGTTTCCATCCCACGCGATCCACCCCGTGCCGGTTCCAAGTGGTCCCCACGCCCCCGCCCGATATTGGATCTGCACCGCGAAGCGCATCTGATTCGCCCCGGGGGAGATCAGCCCGGGCGGGTACGCGCTCGATCCCCGCGACCGGGCCGACACCGCAGGGGGTGTCGCGGGATTGATCGACTGAATCAGGATCGACCGCGCGGGCCCGACGAGGGTTTCCCCACTCGCGGTCGTGAACGTCACGGCGTAGCCGTACGTGGCGCCTACGGTATGCGTGTTGCCCCCGACGGGGGTCGGGCGCGGCGAGGCCGTCGGCGCATTGCCCGTGCCCACGAGGGCGCCCGTCGCGCCGAGGCCCCGCACCCCCGAATACGTGACGCGTTGCGCGGTGACCTCGACGAGCCCCCCCGACGGCGAATACCACGAGTCGGCCGCGTCGCCCTCGTCGACCGGGAGATCGACCGATCCCGCGGGCAGATCGATGGCCGCCCCGACGCCCCCGCCGCGTCCGATGACCTGGGTCACGACCTGCGAGAGATCTTCGGTCAGTGCGAGATCGGCGGCCCCGTGCGGGGCGGCGTCGGTGATCGTATTCGCGTCGGGCGCCTCGCTGAGGAAGACATGGAGATCGCCGGTGTAATCGAGATACCAGTGCCCGCCGATGCGCTCGCAGATCGCGGTCAGACAGACCGGCAGGTATTCATTCGTGAACGTGATTTCATCGACGACTGGCAGGCCAGCGACCACGGCGCGCGTGGTGACGCCGCGGGCCCACCGGGCGATGAGGTCGAGGACAATCGCCGTGGCGGATTGCCCGACGTAGGTCGCGAGCACGGTGCGGCGATTCAGCAGCCACGTCGGATCGACGCACCGGATCTCGTGCGCACGGTTCTCTTTACGGCTCTCGTAGATCTGCGTCGTCTCGAGGATGCGCCCCCCGAAGAGCTGGTGCTCGGCAGTCGCCTCGCCGTCATACACGGCGATCGTCTGGCCGGCGACGGGGACAAAGCCCCGCGTGCGAAAACTCGCCGTGTCGACCTGGTCATTGAGGATCTGATCGATGCTCGCGCCCTCGATCCGCAGCCCCGTCCCCGCGGCGCCCGTTGTCACCGGGACGCCGTTGACGTACCCGTAGGCGATCGGCTCGTAGACATTCAGGCGGAAGGCGTTGAGGCGCGCGATCCCGAGCCGCGCGCAGCCGGGCCGATGCGACGGGGAGAGCGCCGCCATTACAGCCGGTACCCCTGGTGTTTCATTTCCCCGACCAGCTTCTCGGCGATCTTGGTGGCGTCGGTGGTGTTGACGTTCACGTTGAGCGTGTTGGTCGTCTGCGTCGCCCCGCCCCGCCCCCAGGCCTCCGTCGGCGCCGGCGTGCGGTTCGCCCAGCTGACCCCGCCCCAGCCCCCGGGGACGCCGGTCTGCTGCAGTTGCTTGAAGTCGTAGCCGCCGAGGCCGATGCTGCCGCTGGTGGCCACGCCCGCATCGGCATAGGCCTTGAGCAGTTTGGCGCCGGCGATCGCCGTGTCGTAGGCGGTGGCGTTCTGCCCGAGCGCGGCATTCAGCTGGACGACCTGCTGCGTCGTCTGGGCGGTCTGCTGCGCGACGTCCCGGGTCATCTGGGCGTACCCCTGCCCGGCGCGCTCGCCGCGGTTCCAGGCGTCGGCCTGCCGCTGCGTCTCGGCCTCGTAGGCGGCAGCCTCTTTCGTCAATTGCTTCATCGGCCCGATGATCGACTCCGTGGTCGGGATCGCGACCTTGCCGACGTTGGCCCAGGCGTCCCCGAGGCCGGCGATGATCGGCGGGAGCGGCAGCGTCGCGGTATAGATGTCCCGCAGCGCCTGCGGCGCGACCTGGCCCATGCGGGTATAGGCCTCGATCGCCTTCCCGAGTTCGGTATTCATGGAGGCCTGCGCCTCGGTGCTCATGCGGGTGAGGTTCTCGATCGGCCCGAGCGCGGTGACATACTGCTGCGCCTTCGCGATCGTGTCGGTGCCAAACATCGCCTCGCGCAGTTTGATGAGGGCGTCGGCCTGCGCCTGCGCTTCGGCGGCGGCTTTTTTCTGCGCGGCCTCCTGCTCCTTCGTCGCGGCGGTGGCCTTGCGCATTTCGCGCTCGAGATACTGGACGGCCTCGGCGCTGACCTTGAAGTGCTGGGCCATCTGCGCGGTCGTCGAGTTGCCTGATTCGATTTCCGCGCGGAGGGCGGCGACGCCGCCATGGCGGGCGTTCTGTAATTCGGTATTCCAGGTCGCGACGCGATTCGCGGCGGTATTGGTCCGCTCGTAGTTGTCCTTGACGCGCTCATTGAGAAACTTCAACGCTTCTTCGAACTTGGGCACCCCTTCGTAGCCTTGTTCAATCGCCCGGCGCACGACATCGACCCGGGCCATCAACGTCTCGGACGACACCGATCCCCAGCCCATGAGCTGCGAGCCAAACTCGGCAAATTTCTTGTCCGCGTCGGTGACCTCGCGCACGACTTGCGTGAGTTTGAACGCGGCCATCGCCGCCCCGGCGATCGCCGCCGCGGTCCCGAACGCGCCCAGGGTGCTCACCCCTTTCGTCAGCACGGACGAGAGGTCTTCGAGAATGCCGATCTCCTGCGAGACATTCACCCCGAAGGCGCCGAGCGCCTTGTCCGCGACCTTGAGCCCCGAGGCCATCTGCCCGAAGCTGTCCTGCGACTTGGCCGCCGTCGTGCCGACCTCCGTGATCGCCGTGGCCGTCTTGGTGACCGAGGCCGTGCCGGTGCTCCCCATCTCGGTGAGCGCGGCTTCCGTTTGTTTCGAGGCCTTCTCGATCGAGGCCAGCCCCGCGTCGGCTTTCTTGCACTCCCCGACAAACTCGGAGAAGTCGGCGGCAATGGTGCTGCTCAGCGCCATCGGGCGGCCTCACGCGGGGCGTGGGTGAGTTCGTCGACCAGGATGCGATAGACCACTTCGGGCAGCTCCTGCAGGTCGCGGTAGGACAGGCCGCCGCCGGTCAGGCGACAGACGGCCAGGTCGGCGGCGACGAGGCGCCGATAGAGCCCGTTTTTTTTAGCGTCGCGTCCTCGGCGGCGACGCGGGTCTCGTGCGCCTCAATCGCGCGTTTGATCGCGAGAAACGACGCCTGATCCAGGTTGCGCAGGAGATCGCTCTTCTCGTCGTCGCCGAGGCCCCGCAGCGCCGGCTCGGCGCTCCAGTCGACGAGGTAGGCCAGCACCAGCGCATCCCCGGTCGCGAGATAGTCGACCCCGGGGGAGCCGTCGGGCTTCTCGCGATAGGTGCGCGCAAACATGGCGGTGTACTCGCCGTGCGACAGCCGCGCCTTGACGGTCAGCGTGTCGCCGCCCTCGAGTGTCAGGGTTTTCGTCTCTGCCGTGACAAACCGGATCACGTTACCTGCCTTCTGGCGGCCCGAGCGCCGCGGTGAGGACCGACCCGGCCATGCGGACCGTGTTCGGGAGGACCGGGAACGTCCACAGCCCGCGGGGCGTGGACGTGCGCGGCGCCGTGAAGATCAACGGCACTTGCTTGATGCGGTACTGGTCGACCGTCGCGAGGCGCGCGCGCAGATGCCACGCGCGCGCCTCGTCGCGGCTCACGGTGAACGCGCGCAGGTCGGCCGCAGGACGATAGCCCCACGACAGCGACCCCTGCCGGCCCGTGAGCGCGACGGTGCGAAACATCTACGGCGTCGCCGTCGGCAGCGTCCACGGCCCGGCCGCCATAAACTTGCCCGACAGTTCCGGCGCGCCCTCGACGTCGGTGTTGATCTCGGCGTCGAGATACGCCTTGCCCTCGAAGGCGAAGGCCGCCGCCGGCGTCCCGCCGTCCAGGTCCGTCGAGTCGGGGATCAGCACCAGCAGCCCCGGCGTCGTCGCCTGCGTCGCCTCGATGACCGTCAGATCCTCCGAGTTCCAGAACCCGGTAAACGTGCCCGACACGTCGCGCATGCCCGGGATATAGACCTTGTTCTGGTCCTGGAAGCAGGTGACGTTGATCTGCTCGGTCGCCAGCGACAGCTGCCAACCCTTGATCGACAGGAGCGCGACGGCGGTCGCCCCGCCGGCCCCGGTCGGGTCGTACTTGACGAGCCCATTTCTGCCTGCGCGAATCATGTGGGTACTCCTGTCGGGGTGGCGAGCACGCGATAGCGCCCGCCGTGGTGTTGCCAGCGAATCGTGGGATCGACGTCGTCGACTTCGGTGCCGCGCACGCGCTCGACGCGCGCGATCGTCAGACAGCCATAGCCCGTGATCGTCAGGGGCTTATCCTCGAGCAGGACGTCGATCCGCGCCGCGGCGCTAATCGCCGCACTCGGCGACGACCCGAGCGTGACGGCCTTGACCAGGTACTGCAGATCCTCGATCGCCCGCCCCGGAACCGCGCTCGGGTGCATCTGGCCGGCGTCGTGCGCGCTCTCGAGCACCAGCAGACAAAAGGCGGTCTTGCCCTGGCCGGCTTCGTCCCACCAGACGCCGCCCGGCAGGAGCCCCGCGAGCG